CCCTGAAGCGTTCCTACTTGCCCGAGGCCGTACACCTTCCACCAGTTCGCCCAATACGCTGACGTTTCGGCTTTGGTGCGGTTGAGTTCGATGTCCCGCTTGATGGTATCAGGCAGGGCTTCGTTGTCGTTGTAGGTAAGAATGAGCAGTTCGGAATCGTCCTCACGCAAGACCTCGGTATGCGCCCAAAACTCATGCGTCGGGTTGAAGTCGATGTAGATGGCCTCGCTGGTACGGATAGCCAACTGGTAGTAGGACTCAAAGTCGATGTTGTTCGCCTCGTTGATGAATAGCACTTGCCTCCTTGCACCTCGGAGTCTTGCCTCTTGGTCAGCCGAGAAAAACTCAATGGTGCTACGGTTAGCGAACTGGTAGGTCAGCAGCGTCTTGTTCCACCTTGCCGGAACGAAGATGCCCTTGGCAATCATTATCTTGATAAAGTCCCGAATCGCACCCCTCCGAAGGTGAGGCACGGTTTCTCCGACGATGCTGATTTCGGTCTTCTTCGTGCAAGCCTGTTTGATTAAAACGCAAAGGATGCTGAAGGTTTTGGAGGCCGAGGTCCCTCCTTGGATGACCCGTTTACGATGGGTCAGCGATTCAATCTTCCGCTTGGCGGTGGTGTTTATGACCTTCATCAATCATCTTCGGTCCATTGTTCAATAAAGACCTGATTCTCCTGCTTGTCAACCAAAGAGTTCAACCGCTGGGTGATGCTTGCGTTGTACTGACCGACCATGCCCCCTTCGATTTGGTCTTGGCGGATGACCCGTTTTATGCGTGAACAGATGGTTGAATAGTCGGAGTAGTTGCCCTTCGTGTTTGCAAAGTAGTTGCTTAGGTCCTCAATGATGCCTGCATCGGCACACCAGTTCTCAAAGCCCTCCAAGGTCAGCGGACGCTCCAAGGGTTCGTATTGGGGAATAGCATCCTTGCCGGGGAATACCGTCTTGGTCCTTGGGTTTGCCTTGACCCCTGCCCGGTATGCCTCAAAGTACTCCCACATCTTTTCGGGGGTTTCGATGTACTTGCCGTTGCCCTTGCTGGTTCCCATCAGTATTCGATTTTGTCGATTAGGTCGCTTATCTTGTTTACGATTTTCATTTTCACTTCGTACTGGTTCGGGGCATTGGAATCGTCCACCGCTCCGATGCAGTCGCAGAGGGTCGTTATGACCATCATGAGCGAGTCCATCCGAGCCTGCACTTGGGCTTCGTCATCCTTCGCCTTCGAGTTCGCCAAGTTCTCGGAGTTTATTTCTGCTCCACGATAATGCCGACTTGCCGCCCCAAAGGAGGTAACTGATGTACCCGCAGTCCGAGGTGTCGTCAGCGTTGTCGTAGTAGGTTTCAGCACGGGATAGGTAGGAGTGCATCCGCTTGATGGTTTCGAGCGAGATGGCTTCCCCGTTGGCAAGTTGCTGCGCCCGGACCTTACCCGTCTGCGTCGCACACTTGTTGCCGTTCCTTTCATTGAGTTCAATCCCTCGCTTGGCATTGTTCATGATACCTTCCCCATAGTCGGCATAGGACTCGAACTGCTGCCTTTTGTGATTCTCCCAAGTTGAGCCACAAACCGCAAGCCGTTGAGCCGTATCGGGAAATTCTGCATTGGTTTGGTTATTGCTCATGCAGCGACCGATGAAGCCTTCTCTTGACTCGTTATTATTCGGGATTGGCAGGGGCATTGCTTAGTGGGATTGTAACGGTGTTTTGGTTGGACTCGGCAAACAAGTCCGCTTGTAGGTAAATGTATTGGAGGGCCGATTTTACGCAGTCAGCACACCACCAATTCGTGATCGGTCGCCCGTGAGCCGTAAGGATGGCTTGCAGTTCTCCAACCGCATCGGGTGGCAGTCGCATCGTTAGAGAAGCGATGTACTGGTCCCAGTACTTGCGATGCTTCTGGGCCACGATAAATTGGTCGTTGGTCATTTGAAGGTCCATTCCCGAATGATTATTGCGGTGGCAGATGAGGCAAGCCCGAGGATTGGGGCCAAGTACCATTGGCAGGTCGGCAGGGTCAGGGCAACACCCAGCCAAAACCCAAAGCAGGTCATACACGAAAAAGGCTTCCGCTTCGCAAAGGGCAAAGCGTAGAACCAAGAAGGTAGGACCCGGAACTCCACGACCGCAAGGGTCGCCAAGGCACTAATCAGGATTGGAAAAACCAGTATATCCATTGGCTTCGATTGCGGTTTTGATTTTGGCTTTGGCCTGTTCGATGGAGTAGATGATGCTACGGTAAGGAATGCCTGTTTCCCGGCTCATGGCCTTCATGTTGCCCGTCTGCATGAGCAAGTTCAGCAGTTCCTTGTCGTAGGGGAACGCCCCATCCTTCGCCCAAGAGTCCATCTCTTGCTGGGCAATGGCCCAAAGGTCGTCAAGCAGGGAGTCGTAGTCCTTGCTTAGTTCTTGGGTTTCGGGGTCCACTTCGACCCGCTCGTCGTGGTGTCGGTACTTCTTTGCGAATTGGTTGTTGTTGCCCCGGTACAGGTTCATTATCAAACGAACGATGTAGAATCGCAGGTAGCCTTGGACCTGCATCTTGAGGATTTTGTCGGGGTCTTTTTCGAGCAAAATGAGGACGACCTCTTGTTCGAGGTCCTTCCAAAGCGGATTGCCCCCCGTGATGGTGAGGCAAGCCTTGCGGATTTCTCCGCTGCGATAAAGGTCAAGGACGATGCTCTCTGCGTTCACTCACGCAAAGATGGAGAGGGTTTTTCCTAATGTTGCAAAAAATCCCGTGTCCTGTTCAAAACTTGTGTACGAAGAAATTTAATGTCGGGCCTTGCTCTCATGTTTATCGCAAGTATTTCGAGATTGTGCATGACGGTGGCGTGGTTCCTCTTGATGATACGCCCGATTTGGCAGTAGGTGTACAGGTACTCCGAATAGGCGATGTCGGCAAAGATTGACCGAGCAAGGACCAGTTCTTGGGTCTTGACTTGGCTCAAGATGTCGTCCGGGCTGACTCCGACGACCTCTGCGGTGTAGCCAAGGATGGTTCGGGTTATTAGGTCCATGTTAAAACGGGTTCGGGGGTAGTGGCATCCAATGGCTGACTTCAATTAGGAACCAAGTTTGGTGTTCGTAGTACCAACGTTTATCTCCGAGCCATGCATAGGCTTGGTTCATGTCGGTCGTGAAAATCAGGACTGGCTCGTAAGGTGTCGGCATACGGTCCAAGCATTTAACCCATTCCATGGTCAGGCGTTTTTGGCTTGAAGGATTCGACCGAGCAGGGTCCAGTTGACGGACCAAGGCTTGATGGTTTCGCTTTTGTCGGGTCGGTTGCAGTTGACGCACTCTTTGCGGATATGCAGTTGCCAGCGTCGGAAATCGGTTGGAGTGGTTTTCATGGGGTTGGGGTTTGGTTGGTAAGGTTATAGGCTGACGATGGGGGAGGTTTTGTCAGCGTGTGGGCTGACGGATTTATCATTCACTATATGCGATAAGGTTGCTTATTGGACGATTTATCATTCATTGTATGCTCTTGCATATAGCGCAAATATACACATCTATTCCACACTTGCAACCACTCTTTGAAAATCCTCAATGCTTCGGATGACCTCGTACCTGTACCCTGCCTCTTGGACCACCCCCTGCCACCACTTTTGGGACAGGGACTGCTTGCCTTTCTCGGCTTTGAACTCAAGCATCACCGCACCGGTTGGCGAGAGCCATATCATGTCGCTGACCCCTGCGACCACGCCCATGGCCTTCATCACGCTGCCGGCATAGGCATTCGGTGCGTTGTTGTTGACCGTGAATAATCGGCCACGCTGGTCGGGAAAGTTGTTCCAGTGCCACTGGAAGCATTCTGCTTGTAGTTTAAATTCTTGCATGAACTTACTTTAGAATTGGAAAACGGTCTTTATTGTGGAAGGCCCAGCCTGGCCTCCATCCCATGTAGCGTATGAACTCCAAGGCTTCGGCTTTGCTCTTGCATTGATTGTGCAGCACCCAAAACGGGCTGATGACCTTGGCCTTTGCCAGTTGAGCCTTTTGGTACATCGTGCTTTGCTTTGCCATTTCCATGCCTTGGGCCTTGGTCAGCATCTGCAAACTTACGACTTCCCCTGGAGGCTTTGGCTTTCGCTCGTATTCAAACCCGCAATGCTTGCACTCCATGGCAGCCACCGGGATAATGGCCTCGCACTTCTTGCAGTTCTTCACCCCACCAACGCCAGCGGACTCCCGTTTGCGTTTCTTCTTCAAGGACCATTCCCGATTCGTTTCCCAAAAGCCATGGGTCTGCACGTTGTTCCCGAAGTCCAACACGGTGAACCGTGTCTTGGTTGGCGTTACCCTGGAGCCTCGGCCAACCATCTGCATGAACAGGGGAAGGCTCGCAGTCGCCCGGTAAAGGATGACGACCTCGATGGATGGTTCATCAAAGCCCGTGGTCATCAGGTCGCAGTTGCAAAGGATCCCATTGGTGGACTGCTTGAACCACGCAAGGGTTTCGGCTCGTAAGGACTTTGGCATCTCTCCGTCAACGTGTCGGGCGTTGAACCCTGCACCCTGCAAAGCCTCGCAAACCTCCTTGCTTGATGCGATGTTGCTGGCAAAGACGATTGCCTTCTTGCCTGGGCAGACCTTGGCGTAGTTCTGCACCACCCCGGCAAAAACCTTCCGCTCGCTGAATCGTTGGGCCATCTGCTCGGTGTCGTAGTCATCGCCCTTCATTCGGATCCCGGAAAGGTCCTGCGTCATCCCGTAGGTCGTAGGTTCGGCCAGGTAGCCTTGGCTGATTAGTTCCTGCACCTGAACCGGTGCATGGAGGGCCTTGTAGAATTTGGAGAGGCATTCCTGCTTTCCCCTCCGCAATGGCGTTGCAGTCGCACCGATGACCACGGCCTTGGGGTTGATGTATGGCAGCAGGGGGTTGAATGTCTGCTTGTGGGCTTCGTCAATGATGACCAGGTCCATCCGGGCCAAGAGGTCCGTGTATTGGGCAGAGTCCTTCCTTCGGCTGAATGTTTGGGCCATGGCAATGAAGCAGTTTCCCGAAACATCGAGCCGGGTGCGGTTGGCCTCAATCAGCGTCGGCT